CTATGTTGTTTTCCATGATCCTAATCCTTGCATAAATGTTTTAACAAATTCTGCGTCTTCACATTCAATCATTGCAAGTTGTATTTTATTTATTACAGATTCACGTATTTCTTTATCTTTTATAGAATATCTTATTTGTCTTCCAAGTGATCTAACTACAGCATTTGTTGGAATCCAATAATAATCTAATTGTTCTATTTCTTCTTTAGACATATCTTTTAATATGTCATCTGTTATTATCGCATTTGATTTCATAATTATTGATGTTTAATTAATGTTTAGGTTAATAAATAACAATATCAAGATACTGACTAATGCCAATATCTTGATATGATTATTCCAATGTAATGTCACAAGTTATTACGACTAAGTAAGAATGCCTGAATAACATTACATTGTTCTCTAAAAACTAAAACTCAGGCACTAATTAGATAAAAGTTGTTTCATTCTATTTCTTATCTTTATCCATTTATTTATATAAGGAGTAATTCTATCGTAATGTCCTATACTCTCTTCAGAAGATTTACTACATTGTTGATTCATATCTAAATTGAGTTCTAATGCAATTACTCTATTCTTAGCAATATGATATAATTCTGCTATATCAAGAACATTGTTTAAATTAAATGTTTTATCATCATTATATACTTTAAGTGTGATTGTGTTTTCCATGATTGTGTTATATTATGTTATGTTGATAATTAGATTGATTGTCAAATTGTGGGAAAAAGTGGTGAATGTGATGTGATAGACGCACTCACGAACAGTGTAGTTGTCCTCCCCACCCACTGAATTGAACAACTAATGTTGTCAATCCCCACCTATATAGAATAAAGAAAGGGGATTACTCCCCTTATCTTTACGATTCTATCGTACTATTGAAAGCAAGCTTGTTGTCTTTCATTAGTTGAATCACTTGTTCTTGTTGCTCTTTAGTAAGACCTTCAGTCTTAACTAATTGAGTAACATTATCAGAACTTTCTTGGCCTTTGGTCAAGTTAAGTTGTGATGTTTGTCTTACGATGTGGTTTCCTTTCTTGGAAAGGAACACACTTGTGCCTTGGTCTATTATCATAATTAAATTTATTTGATTAGGATAGTTAATATTATTTGTGGGGGGTACCCTAAACTCCCAACACTAGCCGGGGTGTCTATCATAGGAGGTCCACACGCTCACAAATCTCCCCCAAAAAAAATTTTTTTGTCATTTTGTTTTTTGTAAGAAAGTTTTTATATCTTTGCAGTCCAACATTATTCATCCCCTGGTAACCATAAACGGGATTAGACATCGGATTGTAGTCTCAAATAGAGATAGAGTTTTCTCCGGTAGTTGGAAAAGAACGAGAGTATAAGTTCTAGTTAGGATACAATTAGCACACAGGTACGTGCGGTGAATTAACATCAGTTTTAGTATCCTTTGGTCTCTACTTTATTAAGAGAAGCACTGCTAGATACGAAATCCAAGTTTGAAATAGAATCTCTAAGGGGGTGAACTATATTCTTTTTAAAAATATACAAAAATATTTGGTAGTATAAAAAAATATTTTATATCTTTGTCTTTTAATCACAAATATATAGAATTATGAAAACCAAATTTAAACCAAATGGAAACTGGATAGTTCTTCCAGACCCCGTAGTTACAGAAACAAAATCAGGAATTATTTTAGATGAGAAAACTGCTCAGGCAAACGCTAAAAGATCTAATATCTTAAAGATAATATCATGCGGCCCTAACTGTATCTTTGTTAAAAAAGGTAATACAGTTATGATTGATCCTAGAACAGAGGCTACTAGAATGGCAATTGATGGAGCCTTTTACCTAATGGTTCAAGAACACCAAATATTAGGAAAGTGGTAAAAGGATCTGTGAGTATATCTCTTGAAGATTACCATACATTTATTGATCAAGCTATTTCCTTTAAACATAAGGAAGATAATCTTACACAAGCTGCTAAAGAGCTTCAAGTGTTCTTATCTTTCTTATGTACTAGGGAAAATATTGAAAAATATGTAGAGGAATTTAATAAACAGTCTAAAACTTCAAGGATAACTTTAGAAGGATCTTACGCTAAAATAGAAATAAAAGATTATGACTTTTAAATGTAATAAATGTGGAAACACAAAAGAACTAAATAAAACTACCACAGCATATAGAAATGGTAAGTGGGTTACTTTAGAGGCAAGTTGTATATGTGAACCTAATACATATATGGATCAAATATTAACAGAAGAGCATGAAGGATTCCCTACAATAAAAAGGAATGACTCTGCACAAAAATTATAATATGAGTTTAAGAACACAACTTAGAAATAGTAAAACAGTAAGAGGAAGAAGATGGATTGTAAAAAGAAATACAGACCAAACTATCAGAGAAGTTAAAATGATATTTAAGCCTGAAGAATATATAAAGCTTAAAGCTTCTAAAACTATGTACGGAGATAAAGCTTTATTAAAAATATTAGAAGAAAATTATGAAAAAAAGAAAAATAACAGTTAATATTGATACTACCTATAAATATATCCAATTATGGAATGGTATTTTCAATTTAACAGATAAAGAATTAACTATATTATCTGAATTTATAGATATAAATATAAATACAAAAGATACAAATATGTGTAGTGTAAAAAATAAAAAATCTGTAGCTAAAACATTATCAATTAAAGATTATAATACTTTAAATAATTATATTAAGAAATTTAAGGATAAAGGAGCAATGTTACTTAAACAAGGAGCATATAAACTTAACCCATTCTTAAATCCAGATACAGAAGTAGTAGAAATAACAATTACAAGATGATAATATTTTCAGAACTAGTAATGAGCTACTATAATATAGGAGATTACGATATATTAATTATACAAGATAAATACGGAGAATTAATAACTATAAAAATAGACAAATATGGAGAATCAAGATCAAAAGCCACCGAGTATGTTCCAGATGGTGAAATCCTTCACTAAGGAGTTAGCTAAATGGATAAAAGATGGGGCGCCTAATGTTACTCCTGAAGAATATGCTGAAAGATTAGACACATGCCATAGTTGTGAATTTTTAAATAAAGCTTCTATGAGATGTAAAGCTTGTGGATGTTTGTTAGAGCATAAGGCAAAATGGTCTACAGCGGATTGCCCAAAAAAGAAATGGCCAAATGTCAAAAGATAAAAAATTAATAATATATTATTTAGCTAATAAATATAATATATCTTTGAGCAAAGTTGAGAGAATAGTTGGACATCAATTTAAGTATATAGAAAAAATAATGAAGGAAGGAAAATTTGAAACTATACGATTACCTTATTTTGGTAAATTCTCAGTTAATCCAAAACGAGTAGAATATATGAATAAAAATAAAAAGAAAGATGATTAGTACAGGTTTTTTTAAATTTAAAGTAAAGCTAATATGGTTTTTAGGTGAACTTATATATAAACTTGGTGGGTATGTTGCTCTAGAACCTTACATTTATTTTACAACTGTAAAAATAAGAATAAACCAAATAGATCATTATGAGCATGTAACTAGAAGTAATAGAGATCATAGATATAGATGGGAAAGATTAAAACAAGACATTGCAGATAATGGATTAAAAAGAAAAATTCATGTTAAATTTGGATTATGTGGTAATAGAAAACACTTATCTTTAATAGATGGTAATCATAGAATTGCTATGCTGCGAGAATTGTACGGAGATGATTATATAATAACAGCTAAATTATTTTTACCGGACCCTTTTGATCATTATAATAAATATAATATTCAAAATATATATGGGGGAAGATCTAATCCTTATGATCTGTTTTCACATAAATTAGAAAAAGATGAATAGTGAATTATTATATATCTCTGATGGTAAGGCTGTCCCAAGTGCATATGCCTTAACTATTTCAGAGTTCAAAGAATTATCAACTTCTGAGTTAGCTTTTGTCTACTTTATGGTAGACCATAAGTCTCCTTTTTCTGTATATGAATGGGATCAAAGAATTAAAGAAGTTAAAAATAGTGTATTTAAAGATAAAAAGAAATGGACACCTTCTGCGAAAGTTTTAGGTGCTTGTGATAAATATGATAAATTAATAGAAACCTCAGCAGTAAGATTACTAAAAGCTGCTAGGACATCAATAGTTAAATTAGAGAAATACTTTAGAGATATAGATTTACATTTAATGGATGATCATGGTAAACCAATATTTCACGCAAAAGATCTTATAGCTAACTTATCAAATATGGGGAAAGTAGTAGACGGATTAACAAGATTAGAAGATATAGTTAGAAAAGAAGAACAAGCCGCCAATACAAATAGAGGTGGAATTGAAGTAAATAAATATAGTATGTAATGGATTTTTTAGAAGATATGGAACTCTATAATCAGGCTATGAGAAACGCTTATTTTATTATAACTAAAAGAAAGACTTTAGATGATATTTATTATGACTTAGAAGAAGGTAGAATAGAAACTTTACCTTTACCATTTGATCCGATACATGAAGATGGGAGAACTGAAGATATAATAGATATAGTTATAGAGTATTTCACAAGTACAGAAGAGTATGAAAAATGTGCAGAATTAGTTAAAATAAAAGAAAGATGTTTAAACATACCGATAGAGTCAGACAAGCTGCAATAACTTTCCTTAAAAAAGGTAGGTTTACGGATGCGCTTCCGGGAACAAAAGATTATTATGATCATTGGGATGAGGAGCGTAAAAGATGTATGTATGGATATACAGTAGATGAATTACATGTTACTGGATTTCATTATTTTTATTTAAATTATTGTCCTATTGATAGAGCTATAGATGAAGAGTTACCAGATGGTACAATACAATCTAGACGTGAGCGTAGTTTTCCAAGTTTTTATGATGGAGATTGGGAGTATTTCCAAGAAATAGATAAAGCTAGATCAGAAAATAGACATATGATTGTCCTTAAAGCAAGGAGAAAAGGATATTCTTATAAAGCTGGAGCAATGCTTGCACGTAATTATTTCTTTGTAAAAAATTCTAAAAACTTCGTATTTGCAGCACAAAAAGAATACCTTATTGGTGATGGACTTCTATCTAAAGCATGGGAGTTTTTATCTTTTATAGATGATAATACAGCATGGGCTCAACCTAGATTAAGGGATAGAGAAATGCATAAAATGTCTGGATATAAAAAGAAAGTAAATGGATTAGAAATTGAGATGGGTATGAAATCTCAAATTATGGGGGTATCTTTAAAAGATAATCCAGATAAAGTAAGGGGTAAGGCAGGTGAGCTTGTTTTCTTTGAAGAAGCGGGATCATTCCCTGGATTACTAAAAGCATGGGAGGTAACAATGCCAACAATGAGACAAGGTGCAAAAACATTAGGATTAATGGTGGCATTTGGTACAGGTGGTACAGAAGGCGCAGATTTTGAAGCTATGGAAGAGATATTTTATAATCCAGAAGCATATGATTGTATGGCTTATGAAAATATATGGGATGAAGGAGCTATGGGTAGTATATGTGGGTATTTTATTCCAATACAAAAGAATTTAGATGGATTTATAGATAGTAATGGTAACTCTTCTGTACTTAAAGCAACAGAGTATGAAATAGAAATGAGGGAGAAGAAAAAAGGGGCTGCTGATGCAAAATCTTTAGACCAATATATAGCTGAGCACCCCTTCTCTCCACAAGAAGCTACATTACAAGTAACTGCTAATTTATTTGATGTAGCATCTTTACAAGAACAATATAATAATGTAAAAGCTAACAATCTACATTCTGTAGGTACTGTAGGTAAATTATATTATGGTGCTAATAATGAAGTTAAATTTAAAGTAGATGGTAATTTAAAACAAGTTCTAAAATTTCCACATAGAAAAGATGATGATACAACAGGAGCAGTAGTTATATATGAATCTCCTTATAAAAATCAACAACAACAAGTACCTTTAAATATGTATGTAATTTGTCATGACCCCTATGGTCAAAATCAATCTGCAGATTCATCTTCATTAGGAGCTGCATATGTACTTAAAAGACCTAATAATTTATCACATCCAGATGACCTTATTGTAGCTTCTTATGTAGGTAGACCAAAAACACAAGACGATTATAATAGAAATTTATTTATGTTAGCAGATTATTATGGATGTAAGATAGGATTTGAAAATGATCGTGGAGAAGTTATAGCATACGCAAAAAGATATAGAAAGATGCATAAACTACAAGAAGAGTTTGAAATGTTAGATAAAAGAGAGCTTAGAAGTAAGACTGTAAAGCGTCAATATGGTATGCATATGACAGAAGCAAGGAAGCGTCAAGGAGAGATATATATAAGAGATTGGTTAAATACTGTAAGAAGAACAGATGAAAATGGAAATAAATTACTAAACTTGCATAAGATATATGATCCAGCATTGCTAACAGAGCTTATTAAGTTTAACCATGCAGGTAACTTTGACCGTGTAATGGCGTTTATGATTGGTATGTATCACACAAGAGAATTATATAATGCAGAGGTTAAAGATATATTAGAAGATCGAGCCGCAGATAAGTGGTTTGATAAAAATTATTATTAATATGGAAAAAGACAAGAATAAAGAACCTTATAATCCATTACCAGAATATTTATCAATAGGCCCATCAGATATTCATGGGGCAGGCATTATTGCCAGAGAAGATATTCCAGGTGAGATAGTTATAGGTATAAGTCATGTGTATGATCCTAATTTTCAACATGATTATATTAGAACACCTTTGGGTGGTTTTATTAATCATTCAGAAGAACCTAATTGTGAATTAATAGAAGAAGATGACGACACTGATTATAAGAAATTAAAAACAATAAAAAAAATAAATCAAGGAGAAGAACTTACTTTAAAGTATAGTTTATATGATATTTGTGATTATTTATAGTGTTATATTTATAAGAATATATATAATATTAAGATACTATGTAAAAGCGATTAGAAATTTAACTAAATTTGTCCACTATGGGATACGATAAAATACCAAGGCAAAAATTGCCTTTGTCTAAGAAGACTAAACAATGGAAAGAAGACTGTGTAGAAGCATACATAGACCTTTCTCAATCTGGCCGTAGTGCTGGTAGCAACAGAAAAGAATCTTTACAATCACTATATGAATACTATAACGGTGTAATTGATGAGGCGGATTACAACTATGTACTAAAACCTTACGGTAAATCTCGTAGTAATTTCCCTTCTCAACTGCGTAATTATCCCATAATTAAACCTATCGTTGATCTTTTGTTAGGAGAAAAATCCAAAAGGCCTCTCAATTTCACTGTTACAGTTCAAAACGCTGATGCTGTCTCTACTAAAGAGCAAGCAAAAAGTGATTTAATTTATCAAAGTTTTCAAAAGCAATTTGCAAATGAATTAATTAAAAATGGAAACTATCAAGGTGAAGAACAAGAAGTAGAATTACCTCAACAAATAGCAGATCAATTTGAAGCTAGTTATGTAGATAATAGAGCAATTAAAGGACAGCAAGCTGTAAATTATATAATGCACAGTCAAGAAATACATGATAAACTTCAAAAAGCTTGGGCTCATTTTTTAATAGCAGGAGAAGTATATACTCATAGAGGAGTTAGAAATAATGAGCCTTTTTATGAAATATTAAATCCATTAGATGTAGATTTTGATTTAGATCCAGATTTAGATTTTGTAGAAGATGGAGATTGGGCTTTAGTTAGAAAATATGTTCACGCTTCAAGTGTTATTGATACTTATTATGAATATTTATCAGATCAACAAATAGCAGAATTAGAAGAGCCAAGACATTCAGAATCTGATTCGTATTTCTTATATACTAATTCTATGAATAAAGATGCAAACGCATATAGAAATAGATTAATAGAAGTAGCTCAAGTTTATTGGAAATCTAGAAAACGTATTGGATTTTTAACTTATATGGATATGGAATCTGGGGCAATAGAAGAACAGGTGGTAGAAGATGGATTTAAAATGCCTTTAGAATTAAGAGAATTAGGTGCTAAACTAGAATGGAAATGGGTAAATGAAGTTTGGGAAGGAACAAGAATAGATGGTAGAGTTTATATTAAAATTCACCCTCTTGTTAATCAAAGAAATTCTTTAGATAATCTTTCTACTTGTAAATTACCAATTAATGGTATAAGATATTCTAACTTAAACGCTTCTAATATATCTCTAGTAAAATTAGGGATACCTTACCAGTTAAACTATAATATATACAAATATAGATTAGAACTTGCTATTGCTAAAAGTAAAGATATTGTTGCTTCTTTTGATATTAATATGATCCCTAAAAAATGGGATATGGATAAATTTATGTATTATGTTGAAGGTACAGGTATAGCTTGGGTAGATTATAATAAAGAAGGAATACAATTAAATCCACAACATCAATCTGTTATGGATATGTCTATTAAAACAATAGAACAATATATTACTTTACTAGAATCTATAATGCAAGAATGGGAAAAACTATCTGGAGTAAATAGACAAAGACAGGGACAAGTAGGTAGCTATGAAGGTAAAGCAACTTCACAACAAGCTATCGTACAATCTTCTCATATTACTGAAGATTTATTTCGTAAATTTAATAGATTAGAACAAAGAGATTTGCAATCATTACTTGATTATTCTAAAGAAGCATGGTTAGCTGGAAAGAAAACAATGTATGTTATGCCTGATGGTACAACAGATTTTTTAGATTTAGAAAGTATGGAGCATATGGAATCTAATTATGGTATATTCTTATCAGATTCTGGTAAAGAACAAGATAAATTAGATAACATAAAACAATTATCTCAAGCAATGATTCAAAATGGAACACCAGCCTCAACTGTAGCTGAAATGTTTGATGCAGATAGTTTTACTCAAATTAAACATAAAATAAAACTAGCTGAAAGAGAAATGCAAGCATTAGAAGCTAAACAAGCTGAAGCACAGCAAGCTCAACAGCAAGCTGAATTAGAACAAAAAGCTAAAGAAGCTGAAGATGAAAATATGAATAAAGAAAAAGATAGGGAAACTCAAATTAAAGTTGCTCTGATTCATGCTAGAGATAATGATACTAATGCTCAATTAAATCTAGCTAAAGGTATGAGAGAGTTAGATATTAAAGAAAGAGAAGTTGAAATTAAAGCTCAAGATAATAGAGACAAAGCTGATACTAACAGACAAACTGCAAATATTAAAAGAGAAGAAACTAAATCTAAAGAAAGAATAGCTAAATCTAAAAATAACAAACCTTCTAGTAAATAATGCTTACTTCTGAGGAACAGATGCAAATAATAAAAGATGCTATAACCTCTGGTTATAAGGGTCCTATATTTAAATTAATAGATGAAGGTCATATTCAAAAAGCTCAAATAGCAGCTACAGAAAATCAACAAGAACAAGGATTAAGAGGATCAGATGGAAATACCGCTATGGCTTTTCCTGAGTCTTCTGGTGATTTTAATACTCAAGGTATGGATTTTGATGTAGATATACGTAAGTATGATAATCAAGGAAATTTAGTTAGAAGTTATAATAAAGTTCCTCCAGGAGTTCAAAATTTACAAATGGGTGAAGAAGAAGGTACAGTTATAGAAACTCCTTCTCAATATCAGGATGGAGGATTTTATCCTAACCCTAATCAACCTGTAAATATTCAAGTTGATAATGAGAAAAAAAGAAGAGAGCAAGAAAAAAGAAATGATATAGAATTAAAAGCTAAAATAGATAAAGAGCAAACAGAAATTTATTCTAAGATGTTAGACCCAATCAATGTAGCAGATGCGGTAGGTATGACAGGTATCCCAGTTGTATCAGAAGCAGGAGATTTAATTAGTGCTGGTATTTCTACAGCTAGAGGAAACTACACTGATGCAAGTCTGTCAATGGCAGGTATAACCGTACCATTTGCTGGAGGAGCTGTTCTTAAACAGGGTAAAAAAACATATAACGTTATAGACAGAAACAGAGACTATACCTCAAGTAGATATTTCAAAGGTTCTGTGAAGCAAATAGATAATAGAGAAGATTTAATTAAAGAATATAATAAAAGAAATAATGTCTATCGTACTGATAATATTACTGGTGATGTTATGGGAAATAAAGAATTAACAGACGCCGCAAAACATTATGGATTTGATCCTAAAGATCCTAAACAAATGGCTGAATTTTTAGGTACTACACCTACAAAAGGTACCGGTAATAGGGCAGGAGTGGGAGGGCCTGATTGGGCAGGGAGGAGTACTGATATAAAATATTATGGAAATTATCCAGGACAAACACTTAAATATCAAAAAGTTCCAGATAGAAATGCATTTGTTACAAAAGTAAACTTATTTGGTGATGATATTTCAAAATTAAGTAATGATCAACTATATGATAGAATAAGCGCTCTAGATAATCAATATCATCATGATCCTAATTTAAATATATTTAACACTCGAAGAACTTTAAAAGAGCTGAGTAAGTTACCTCATGGAGCAATAATAAATCGCCACACTCTATTTCCTCCAGGCATAGATGTAACATCAGAGATTGTAGGTAAAACTAATATTCCTATTAGACAGGCTAAGGGAGTTTTAAATGCAGATGAAGTAAGACAACTTACAAATTATGGTAAAAATCCATTTGCTACTTTTCAAGAAGGTGGAGTAAGAAGAAAAAATTTAAACACAGCAATAGATGAAGTAGTAAAACTAGAAGATACTTCTAATAAAAAGAAAGTTAAAAAATTATTAGAAGTAACTAATTTTATGGAAAATAGTATGGGGTATAATCCTGAAGCATATAATAGAACTTATACTAATTCACAAGCATCTATTGATAAAATAATGTTAGACGATTTATTTGATAAAAAGAAAGATAAAGAAGGTAATCCTACAAAGCACAGTGCAACTCAAAAAAGATATTTTACTATGCTTAAGAATGCAGGATTACCTACAAATAAATCTAAATTTAAAGAAAAATTAAATTCTGATGATGCTACAGCTGCTGTAAATGCAATGAGAATGGTTTATGGTAAATCTCCAGAACCTATACCAGAAGTTACTGACACATTAGGAATGTTTAATTATTATAATGATAATTACAGAAAAAATACTAAAATAAAAGATTTGACAGAATCAAAGAAAAGATTCTATGAAGGATATAAAAGTAAATTTCAAAAAGGTGGATTTAATTTTAATAAGGGATTTAATTTTAATAAAAAGAAAGATTATAGTCAAGAGGCTATTGAAGAAAGAAAAGAAAATAATACAATAAGCTATGAAGATGCAGAATTAGCAGCTTCTTTTGCTCCTTATCTTGGAGAAGTAATTGATGCTAAAAATACTGTAAAAAGTTTAAAAGAAGGAAAGTATGGGGAAGCAGCATTACACGCTGCAGGATTTATGATTCCATTTGTTCCAGGAGGAGCTCTTGTAAGAGGAGCTAAAAAATTATTTGGAAAAGCAGATGAAATTGTTCCTATGAAAACTACTAAAGTTGGTAAACATACTATATCTAAAGAAGGTTTTGATGATATGATGAAATATCAAATACCTCCTGCAAAATATAATACAGAATTAGTTAATGCACCTGAAAATACATATAGAGCTGTTAGAAATCC